GTGGAAACCCCCCATACATGCCGAGGGGTATTTATTGATAAATATTAGTAATGCTGGGTTCGCACAACAATCGGCCCGTGGCTGTAAACATCCCACTGGGTAGCAACGTCTACAGCTTTAGTAATAATCTTTTCAGCAGCTTTATAATCTTTACACTTTTCAATGCCTAAAGCTGTCATAGCAGCGGCAGCTACAATGCCACCTGAGCCTTGATGGTAAATTCCACGAACGTCTCGGTCCCAAGAGTAATCCTCATTAATCCAATAAACAACCCCGTTTACTGCAACTAAGAAAACAGAGTCTGTCATGGCTACATCGCCATCATCTTTCATATCAAAGCCTGCTTCAATAAAAGCTTTGCGCATATCTGGTATAAATTTAATAGTAATAAACTTATCTAATATATTTAAATCATCTGAAATTGGTGGCTTTGGGGGTTTCCACCCAAACTGTAATATGTTTCCACCGCGGCTAGAACCAGCAACCGCAATTAAATACTGACCATTTTCAATGACCTTTGGTGTTGCAAGGTCCATAATGTTTCCAGCTTCATCTGTTGCTCTAGAATCACAACCAATTACAGCCCAACCGTCCCCTTGGTAGGCTGCAAGCGTTGTCATTTATTTATCTCCCTATATTATCGCAGACTAATACTGTACTAGTAGTTGAGGGTTAATGCAAGAAGGGCTGGCATTTCTGCCAGCCCTTACTTAATTAGTTGTAGTCCGCCATACCTTCGCTAAAGCTTGGAGCTTGACGCTTCATTGCTGAAGGTAGAATTCGTCCGTTTCCTTGCGTAGCGCCAGCTTCTGGTGCAACTGTCTGTTGGAACTTAACACGAACACCGTAACGAGCTCCGCTTGTTGCAGTTAATTTTGCACGTGATGGCTTAGCCATCTTTGTTGGGTCGCCAGCTGCTGTATTCTTCTTTTTTACAAGTGTGCCCTTTTCAGGCATCGCTACGCGTGGCTTTGAGCCTGTAGCATTTGACGGCGCAGTTGAAGTAGGCGCAATCGGTTTGTCGTTCTTAGTTGAATCTTTCATTTTGTTTCCTTTGGCCGAAGGGTTTAAATAACTGTACCTTAAATAACGATGACTGTAAGGACAATCGCTGAGATATCCCCATCATGGCTTTGAATAGTGGTAAAGCCTGGGACATAGGCGATATCAATGCCTCGTGGAGCTGTGTAGCCTCTGGCAATGGCAAGGGCTTTTGTAGCCTGATTAACGGCGCCAGCGCCAACCGCACGTACCTTACAGGTTCGTGTTTCATAAATAGCGTGAGCAATGGCTGAAGCCAGGGCTTGTGGGTTTGAGCCTGCTGATACGCGCAGGACGTTTTCTTCTGATTGTTCTGTCATTTTATACCTCGGTTTACGAATAGTGGAACCCCGTGGTATAAATTATGACGGTTTATCAAGCGGCGTGGGGGCTAAAGCATAGCTCCCACATGAGGCGCATTCCATATCTGTAAAGTAAGCGGCTAGCTCATAATCATCAAAAGAAGCCTTTATAAGCCATACAAATGAACCACAATGAGGGCACTCATGGTGCACCTCATTTTGATAGTCTAAAGTACCTGAATAATCAGGCTTTAGTTGACGGATAGGCTTCAAGGCGCAGGCTTTCTAAAGTCTTTAATTGGTCTTCTTTCATAGCTTCAATTTTAACAATATCTTCAGGTGACAACTTGTCTTTGTTTTCTTCATATATCCTAAGACCAGCTTCGTACGCCTGTTCAAGCATTAAAAACTGTTGTTCACGGCGTGCTGTAATAAAAGCCTGTTGTTCTTCTTTACGCTGTGAGCGCTTGTCTTGCGTTTTGCTCATTTTCCGCCCCACCCTCCACCTTTAAAATGAACCGCAGGTGGGGTCCATGATTTAATCATAAAGTTACCGCACTTACTGCACACAGGGCGGTCGGTAGAATCAAATGCCATATGCATCTCCGTCGTTTTATCACACGTCATACATGTGAAATCATACATTGGCATTATTTCTCCCTAAACTTTGGGTCTTGAAGCTTTTCATAAACTTCCTTTTCATAAGCCAAACTATACGAGGCTGAGACCAAATGCGCAAGTGCATAGGCATCAGCTGCGTTGTCGTCTGTAAACTCAGCGCCCCATTTTTTATACACGTATAAAAGCATCTCACTCTTAGACACACCGTTACCTTTGCCAGCTACATACTTTTTAAGGTTAGTGGGAGGGACAATAAGTGGGTAGACTCCAAAAGAATGAAGTGTTAGCTTAACCATGCCCCCAAGTTCACCTAACATATTAGCCATTTGGGAACCAAAAGCGTAACCTTCCATAGCAACGTCTTTTATATTATCAAACTCGTGTAACCAATTCATTACGTGCGCTTGTATATCCGCAAGCCTATCTATTCCGCGTTTGTCTGATTTATAAACTTCACAGTAGTAGTTATCGCCCTGCAATGCGGTTATGGCAAACCCGCTATAAGACTGGTCAATGCCTAAATAAACTGGCATTGACTTGTTAACAACACCTCTGTGAAAGACTTTCATTAGAACCTAGACTTCATAGAAGACGTGCGACGGGTTAGCTCACGGCTAGTGAGTTGGTAGTAGCGCTCTAAATTATCTTGCATAGTTTTAAGAAGCTTGTGATAAGCCTTAGCTTGCATTAAACCATCAGACATTGCTTGCATATCAGAGTCTGTAAGAATCATTGCTTTAATTGCTGTAGCTTTAAGTTTAGGGTCTGATGACTTTAGAAGTAGCAGTTTGGCTTCTTCTTGGTCATACATATTACTTGCTTCTGTTACGGCAAGTTCTGCGCAAGCAACCTGTGTAATGAGAAAGTTATAGTTTTCCATATAAGCTCTAGCTAGTTCCATAAGTACTTTATCGTCCACGGCCGTAATATCCATAGGAAAAGGGGGTACATCAATATTTAAACTACGACGAATCGGTAGCCCTTGAGACTCTAATACTTTAAGCATTGAGCCGCTTACTCCCTCTGCAATTAAATCAACTGACATAATGTTTACACCTCGCGCATCCGTCTATACCAATATTACATGATGGCGGTACTTTAGCAGTTACCGCGTCTACAATCATTTTAGCAGCTTCAAATAAATGTGCAATACCCCATTCACTTCTAGGGATTACAAACTCTTTACTTTCTTGATTAGGCTTAGCCTCATAAATAATAACAGCTTCGTTAGGGACGTTTTCATACCCTTGAAGTTCTGCTAATTTCATATACATTTGAACTTGGTCAATATGCTTTTTAAATGGAGCCGTCATATTTTTCCATGTTTTATTAAAGTCATACCCGTTGTCAGCGAATAAATCCGGGGCTTCCCAACGTAACGTACCTTCACCAACAGACTTAATTTCTAACATCAGAGGGTCGCCCAAACCTATAAGCCATCCGTCTGAATGACCTGTAATTCTATACTCTTCATTAAAAAAAGGAACTTCTCTATATTGCAACGGCCCATCGTGGCAATCTGGCATACCCCAGAATATCTCACCACATTCTTCACACCACCATTTACCTTGAAGAACGCCCATTTTAGCAAACCAGTTTTGCCATTTAGCATGTATATCATGGCCCTCTTGAAACACAGTCTCAAGGCGTAAACTAGAAGTTCTAGTTGACTCAGGTGAATAACCTAGAAGATGAAAATAAGAAGCGCGGTAGCACCAATCCTTACCAACCATATCGGAAGGGTGAAGCATATCTGTGCGCCTTGATTTATCTTTAGGGCGAGATATTAAATAACGTTCAACTGAACCTAAAACACGTGTGTCTTTTTTAGCCACGTCGATAAACTTCTTTAATGTGTTTCCTGGTTTGTAACCCATTGCAGCAACCTATCATCTATTCACCCATTCTTCAAGCGTCATTCCCTGCTTAGCAGCTTTACGCTTAAGCGAGTTTCGTTCTCTGTGGCTCATGCCGCCCCAAATGCCATGCTGTTCATCCATCTTTTCTGAATACAATAAACATTGTTTACGAACAGGACACTCTGGCAATCCATCTTTGCCGTAGCAAACGGCTTTAGATACATCGGCTATTGTTTTATATTTAGATTTGTCTCTTGGTGGGTACCAGAGCTCTGTGTCCATTCCTCTGCATTTGGCATCGTATCGCCAGCTTTCGTCATGGTAGATATCTTCGTACAAGTGCACTCCTGAAGTGTTTGGCGCATTTCCATAAAATCATCTTCAGTAAGTAACACATAGTTGTTATCGTTTAAGCTTACGCCTAACACGGGCATACGACTATCAAGTATTGCTTCTGTAACAATCTTTTCTAGAACTGCGGCTTTAAGGGTAAAGGAAGCTTTGCCCGTCCATTTGTGCTCTATGAGCATATCGTGTGAACGTACATCGCCTTTACGACTCCAAAAAGCCCCACTAGCGGCAGTACGCTGCCCACCAAACTTCTTGGCTAACCGTGCCTCGTGCTTTTGAGATTCCCGTTGACCTTTACTCTTCATTTACGTTCTTAGACCCCGCTTTAATCGAGGCTAACACGTCACGTTCAAGGTCTTCTTTGAGCTCAATCTCTTCTCGTATTGAGCTAAGCATAGCATCTGAACCCTGCCATTGTCTATCGCCGTACCGGTAATAGGCACCTGCGCGAGTAATAACCTTATTAATGATACCAATGGCTAATATTTCCTTAGCAAAGTCAAACTCACCTGCAGCAAGACCACCGCCATTAGCAAAATAGAAGTCTACAGAAGCCACCTGCTTTGGAGCAGCTGACTTGTTTTTAATTACTCTAAACTTAATAGTTTGCCCTACAAATCGTTTTTCTTGACCAACTCCGGCTTCAATCCATTCATCACGTTTTACATCTATTCTGGTGAAATATGAATAGTCTTTACCCATACCGCCTGGAGTAGTGCGAGGGTCGCCGTACATAACGCCAATCTTTGAACGCCATTGGTTAACAATAAGTCCTAAAAAAGGTCGTTCAGGTTTTGTCAGTGAACGCTTAGAAGCTTTTCCTACTTTTCTGAAGAACTTGTTGGTGAGGAGGGCTCCTTTTCCAACGGTGAATTCATCCATGTCTTTCTCATCCTCCGCACTAGGAACGAGGGCAGGGAGGCTATCAATAACAATACAATCAATTTCCCTAGACTCTGTGATTTGAATGACGGCTTCATACGCTTCCTCCATAATGTTAGTAGATACAACTAATAAACGTGACGGGTCTACACCACACATAGCAGCATACTCAGGAACCCACTCTTCTGCAGCAACCCACACGGCAGTAAATTCAGGATTAGCCTTTTGATTAGAAGCAATAGTTTTAAGAGCAAGCGCGGTTTTACCATTGCTTGATTCACCAATAAGTTCATGCCATTGATTAGCAGGCCACCCACCACCAAGTGCTACGTCCAAAGATACAGAACCAGAAGTAAAACGTTTACCAGATTCTGTAATGTCTGAACCTAAAACAATTGTGTCATCACCCATCTTTTTATTAATATTTACCATAAGTTTTGTAAGGTTGCCGCTAAGTTGTTTCATTAAATATGTCCAATGATAGTCTGTGGGTTAAATCCGCCTGATTGTACTTGTCTTGCTGGTTGCGCTGCGCCTGAGGCTTGACCACCCTGACCAACAATACCTTGTCCTATACCGCTACCTGATTGTTGAATAGGGTAACCGCAATCATAGCAGCGTTTGCGAGATTCTGGAGTAGACCCACCATAGTTACCACTACCGCACCCAGGACATCTATCTGCTTGTGGTCTAACTTGTTGACTAGGCGGATACTGAGGCTGCTGTGGTTGAACATAAGTAGCCGGTTGTGGTTGTGCTAAAGGCACCTGTGGCATCACAGGGCGAGGTTCAGGTGTTGCTATTTTCTTTGCCCACCAGTCTGCATTACTCATAGAATAAATCCTCCATATCTTTATTCTCAGCGGCTATTGCCGTGATGTCAATTATACCTAACTCTGCTGCAATTGAAAAAGAACCAATTATAGAAGACATTGCTATAGAGTAATAAAGGCTAGTTAAAAGCTCTGCTGACTCTTCATTAGCTTCTAAAGATTCACCAAACTCGTCTGCTGCTTTCATTGCAATAGTAGATAAAGAGTTAGCTGCTATTTCAGACATAGTTTCAATAAAAGGAATAATAGGCTTTAAAGACGAAAGCCGCCCATCACTATCTTCAAACTCTTTAGTAAGGCCTTCTTCGCTGATAGGGTTAAGCCCTATTAAATCATCAATACGGTCTTCTCCATAACCAATATCAATTAAAAACCAACGAACTATAGTGCTTAAAGGAACATCATAAGACTTTATGTCATACGTAGGCTCTTTTTTTCTACGAAAGAATCCCATTATTTAGCCTCTCCCCAACGTTGAACAACTTTAATATCTGCAATAAGGGGGATAGGAAGCAAATCAACACCTTCCATAGACTCACGAATAGCTTCAATAGTTTGGTCTACAAGCGCGTCAGGGGTCAAAGTAACTAACTCGTCATGTACTGTAAGAATCAACTTTGCCTCCTTAGGTAGGCGCTTGAAGGCCCTAATCATAGCAAGTTTAATGATATCTGCAGCACTGCCCTGAATTCGAGTATTAAACGCTTGTCGCTCAGAACTAGCTCTAAATTTAATGACGCGAGAGTTAATGTCCGGTAAATAACGGCGCCTTCCCATAATAGTCGTCACGTACCCCTTTTTACGCGAAACGCCAACCACGGTCTGTTTGTATTTAGAAATAGATGGAAACTTATCAGCAAAAGCGTTGAGAAGTGCCTTAGCCTCTTGCACAGTACATCCAATTTGACTTGAAATCTTGTCTGGACCCACGCCATATGCCATAGCAAGAACTAAAACCTTACCGGCTTTGCGGTTTACGCCCATAGTGTTACCTACAGTTGTGTAGATGTCTCCGCCATTTAAGTAATTGTCCATCATAATTGGGTCTTTAGACATAGCGGCAATTACTCTAGGTTCAATCTGAGAATAGTCGGCAACAACTAACTTGTAACCCTCTGGCGCCATAAATAAATTACGAATCATACGACCATATTGTTTATCCTCTGGAACCTTTTCTGGGTCTTCTGGCGCAGGGATATTTTGTAAGTTTGGGTTACGGCTAGAAAAACGACCAGTCTCGGCTCCCCATTGAATAAAGTCAGCGTAAAGTTTGCCATTAACAAGCATACTCTCACGTGTTTCAATCTTAGACTTTCCGTTAACAGTCTTTACAACGTCCCCTCCAAGATAAGGAACTACATATGTAGTTTGCATCTTGTTAAGGTCTGCATAAGTTAAAAGGGCATCTACAAATTCATCTTTTGAACGAAGCTCTTCAAGCGCAGCTGCATTAATTGAGTAATCTTTATGAGTAAGCGCGTCTGCTCCTTTTTCAGTAGCGTTCTTTTGGCCAGAGCCAGTAAGCAAACTAACCTTTAAACCACGGCATCCTTCTTCTTTAGGGCCATACAGAAGATATTGTTTTTCACTATTAGAGTTCATATTAAACACTTGGCCAACAACGCTGTATGCATTAGTTTTAGCAACTTCAATTTCTTTTTCTAACGTAAGGTTAAGCGCTTTAAGAGACTCAGTATCTATATGGGTGCCAGCTAATTTCATATGGCAAAGCACTTCAAGAACATCCATTTCAAGTTTCATAACGTTAACTATTTCTGACGCCTCTAACTTACCTACAAGAACCTTCCAAAGTAAAAACGTGTATTTAGCATCAAGATAAGCGTACTTTGCAACCTCATCAAAAGAATAGTCTTCAACCTTATGACCAATGCCTTTTTGCATACTAAACCCAAGCTCGCGCTGTAAACAATCATCAAGCCCAAGCCGCCCTCTGTTCTTATTATCGTATAAGAAAGAAGCCATCAACGTATCAAAATACGGTTGAGAAGGGGGCACATTGTTGTAGTATTTAGCCACAGAACTTAAATCAAATCCTAAATTATGACCAATTTTAAGTATATTTAAATTAAACATAAGAGGTTTAATAGCCTCAAACACCTCTGCTGGGAATAGCTGTTCAGGGCCTGGAGTAAAAACTTTAGTTGCTTTTTTGTCGTCTGCTGAATAGTCGGTGTCCCTAATAGGAAGACCTGCGTCTAAACGCTTTTGTCCTACACCTGTAAGCGGGCGGATTAATTCTACAAAATCACCATTAGGGTGTCCCATAGGAATTACATCTCCACGGCCGTGCGTTGCAAATGAAATCCACAATACTTCATTAACTGCAGGTGTACCTCGGTGGGTTCCTACTGTTTCTACGTCAAAAGCAAATGCGTCTTGCTCTAAGTAGTAGGTGACCATCTCATTAAGTTGTTCTTTGGTTGTAATAATATTCAAGTGTTATCCCCAATATAAGGCTGAAGAGCCAGGAGCAGGGGGATGGTGGCGCCTGGCCCTTCAGCGTTCTAGTTGTTAGAGCAAAGAAGCTGCGACGGCCTCTAGCTCTTCCCAAGTTGGTTCCTTAAGGTCGGAACTTGTAAAAGGCTTAATGTCAACAATTGACTTTTCAATAGCCTCAATGTCTGTCATGCCCCAGTCTTCGACTAAGTCACGAGACTTAACTGCGTTCAAGTGATACATAGTTGTCTGCATCTTACCTGAACGTGAGATAGCCCAATAGTTCTTAGTTAATGGACCTTGAGGTGAAAACTCTGCTGCATGAAGTGCATCATACAAACGAGGGGAAGCAATAAGACGCTCACGACGTGGGCCACCTACTGCACTTAAATTAATAATACTGAATGCGCGCTTTAACTCTGGCTTGCTGCCAAGCTTTACACATAGTGGGTCATTTGCACCCAATGAAATGTAAGCACGTTGACCGCTTGTCTTTTGTGACAAGAAGTGTTGACGGTAAACAGCAAATGGGCCGTTAGGGTCAATGAACTTAATGATTTGAGGAGCATCACCAAACTTAAAATCACTTGGATAGATGCTAGTTGTTGACTTATTAGCTGCTTCCCAACCTGATGCTACTGCAGAACTTGTAGCCTGTGTTGGACGAGCTGTAATTGGTGCTTCTTCCATAGCAAATTCATCTTGCTCTGGCATATATTCATCTGTTCTATTTACAGACATTTGTATCATCCTTTATATGTTGTTGTTATTATTATTTAGTTTCATCTGCACGGATTTGAGTCCATGCATCGGCAATGTCAATACTGACTTGCCGTTGTAAAGACCACTCTATACGCTTTATTTCAAGAAGTCCAGTCGTACGGAGTATTTCTACAACTTTTTCCACCATTGCACGGGAATATAACCTACGCCCCTGATGGTCTTTGCCATTGACATCCTTTGTTGAAGGGAGTCTGTAAGGCGCAGCAGGTAGGTAGCCCTCTTTAATCCATGCACGTATGGTTATTACAGGCCTACCTAACGCTGCTGCTAGCGCGCCAATAGTAAACATCTCAAGGTCTCTGCCATTGGGTAATGTTTTCTTTATAGGTTTTGCATCCCAATTAAGGTCAAGCTCTACCTCGGGCTTCTTAGCCTCTACTGGCTTACGTTTACGTTTACTACCTGGGTAGTATTGGTCAACGTCGCTAAACATTGAATCTATTAAATCGTCTGTCACTTAGCATCTACCAAAAATGCATATATAACTTTAGCTGGGAACATGGCGTCGATATCGTCTTCTGTAAGAAGTCCTTCGTAAAAAGCTGACATAATCGCTGATTCGTCTAATGTAGGAACCATTTTAAGACATTTATCTTTAATGCCTTTAGCGGTAAGTATGTCTTCTGCAATGTTCATATCTAAGTTTTTAATTACTTTTCGTTGTTTTGTAAGAGTAACTTTACCTTTAATCTTATCTTCAACTACTATCTTTTTATGCCCTCTGTCATCAGAATCTTCTTGGTCAACAACGGCAAGTAACTGCTCTTTAAGTTGATTAGTTCTATTAGTAAGTAAAGCGGCCTCATCTTTAAGGCTTAAATACTGTCGTACTGTAGATGTGATATCCATTTATTCTCCCCTGTTATAGAGCAGAATTTAATACCACTCTACTCTTTTGTCAAATACTCTTCTAAAGCTTTAATAATTACACTGGTGATGCTGACACCCTCTAAGGCAGCTTTCTTTTGGGCAGCTTTCCAGAGGTCATCCGAAACACGGATTGTGCGCGTCGGCGTCTTAGG